TTACATGGATTTTCCTATTTTTTCAAGCATAGCCATAAAACCCTCCCGTGTACACATCTCCGTTCCTTCCAATATAACGGAAGCGGAAGCGGCGGCCATTGCCGCAGAAAGATACTCCTGCTCGGGCAACCCGTGATATAACGCGTAAACCAACCCCGCCACCATAGAATCCCCCGCGCCCGCGACGCCCCGCACGGGGATATCCGGCGCAGGAGCAGAATACTCTCCCGCGTCCGTAACAAGAAACGCCCCTTCCGCCCCCTTAGAAACACAAGCAATCTTTACCCCGTGAGAAAGAATCTTATCGCGTACAAATTCCACCCCTGTCCCTCCAAACGTGCTTTCCAGCTCAAATAAATTAGGCTTTATCGCAAACGGCGGCGCAGTGCGTATACAAATACGCGCCGCCTCCCCCTCCGTATCCAGAAAAACCCGTCCGCGCCAAGCCCCGCTAATCCGCGCATAAAAATCCGCAGGCACACCCTGCGGATAGCTCCCGCTAAGAATTAAAATATCATCGCCGCAAGTATTTAATGCATTAATTTTTTTCAAGAGCTTTTCTTGCTCCGCCGCCGCCACAAACGCCCCCGGCTGGTTAAGCTCCGTCATCACACCCGTGCTTTCTTCGTACATCTTAATATTTGTACGAATCGCACCTTCGCAATCCACAAAATCATGGACAACAGCGAGTTCGTCCAGCTTCCCGGTAAGAATCGTACCGTTATCGACGAAGTTAAACCCCGTGCAAACCGGGCTAAACCCAAGGTTTTTTAGCGCGATGGTGACATTTGTCCCCTTGCCCGCGATATCCCTGCGCGTATGCCGCACGCGGTTTAAACCGCCATGCACATACGACGGCACGGTGTACATCCAGTCCACGCAGGGGTTTAAATTAACGACGACTATATTCATAAAAATTTCGCTCCTTTAACAAATGCCGACTTTTCGCTCTTTACTTTTGTCCTCTGCTTTGTTAAAATCTTTCTCGCACCATTTCGCAAATAGCGAACGCCCGAATGGTGGAATTGGTAGACACAAGGGACTTAAAATCCCTCGGTAGCAATACCGTGCCGGTTCGAGTCCGGCTTCGGGCAGTTTACCATTTAAAACCCGAACACAACCACACTACATTTTTGTAAATGGTCTGTTTGGGATTGTACTTGATTTGGACGTTACCCGTCTACAGTCAAGCTACAAGAAATAAAAAAACCTTTCGGGCAAAGTTATGTAAAACCTTGCTCGAAGGGTTTTTATTACGTTTGCCCGCTTCCGGCGGCCATTGTTTCGAGTAAACCGGCGCGGTCGAACATGTTACGGACGATTAATAAAATCCTCATCATGTTTTCGTCTACGTCGAGGTTATTGAGGGTGCGGCCGTTTAGTACGCCGAGGTCTACCAGTTGTTGTATGCCCGGTTGCGCCCATTGGGGCATTTCTTGTACTGTGCGAAATGTCATGTCTGCCAACTCCTTTTTTCTAAATTCTAAGTTGAGTAGCTCTATCATAGGGAAATGCCTTCCCGGACACGCTGTGCGTGCTATGTCGCTATGTGCGTGGATGGGGATGTTACCATATATGCGGCGGATGAAATTTATAAGATAAACGCCCGCGTTAAACTGCTCGTCGGGCATGTCGGTGTGTACATCTTCGTAGTTACCTTGGAATGCTATGCCTATTGTAGTGGCATTGTGTCCTTCTGTATGCGCACCTTGCGTCTTTAGGCCTCTGCCTTCCCATATTGTGCCGTCGAGGCCTACATAGAAATTGTAGCCTATACCTATCCATCCACGCTCCAAGTGCCAACGGTGGATGTCTTGCACCGTTGCCGGCGGTGTGTCTGGGCGGTCGAGGTGAGGGTGTGCGGGGTGATGGACGATTATAGCCGTAGTTTGCGTGCGCAGGGCGGGATTGCGGGTAAATAGTAGCTTTGGGCTTGGAGTTATGATGTTGAACGTCATTTTTTGTCACCTTCCTTCTTTAAAATTTCTACAGCTTGTTTTAAAATTTGCGGTAGCGGTATACCCATCAATCCCGCATTTTCAATAATGCTTAGTGCTTCGTTGGCGATGAATGCAATGATTACGGCGTATCTCACGAAGTCTGCGCCGAGTACGTAATCAAGCTGGTAGCCCACAAGAACAAGTAAGAGCATAATTCCCTTTTTTATAAGCCCGCGAAAACTTGCGCAGCTGTCCAGCGCACCGTAGCGGCTTTTGCGAGATTTTTTAAAAACACCTGCGCAAATCCATCCCGTGACGTAGTCTACACTCATAAGAGCTACGAGGGCTTGCAAGGGGTAATCCCACCCGCCCAGCAGGGAAGAGATAATGCCTCCTACCGCACCTATCACAACAAAAATAAATTCGCGTACATACATATTAACCCTCCTTTAGATTTCGATTGTTTAGCTGGCCTAGACACGATTTTTCTATTTTTGCCTTGTTTTCGATACAGGTTTTTGCCATGTATGCCAAGATAGACTTTACAAGCCAACGCACAAAAGAAAGCACATGCTCCAGCCCATCATCTGTAAAACCCGTAATGTACCAATGAAAAACCGCCACGCTAAACGCGGCGGCAATAATGATACATGCGAAAACTATTATTATTTTTGAAAACTTCAATTTCATCACTCCTCTCTTTAAATTATACTTTTGAAGCAATTTCACCATATAACAATATGGCGAATGATGTAGCCGGCAGACTTAGGTACGCAGGCGACTGGACACCCGGAATGCCTGTAGAGGAAAACGATGTTGTAACCCACGCTAATCAACTTTTCCGCGCCAAAATTGTATCGAGTGGAAATACCGCGCCCGACGCAGGGTCGTCAATAGCACTGTCGCGTTGGGAACAAATTGGCACACAGCCACTACAAGTGATACACAACACTATTGAGCTTGGTGAAACAGACACCGCCTCATCGCAGACCATTAGCCTACCGCCGGGCAATAATTTTTCGTTTAATGTAATACACCGTTCATTCGGCGGTGTTGGTATGTGGAATCAACGTGTGATTACATTCGATGTCAATGCGCTTGATGGATACCCGGGTACACTACAGCCCGTACAGGTCGCGGAGCTTAACAGGGCGGAGCGAGAAAATGGTTATTCACGAAGTTTAAGCGTGACGGGGTTGGTCAGCAGACAAGTACGGATTGATATAGGCGCACCAACTACCGCCGACTTAATGACTACTGATAGTATAATTTATAGCCTTATAAGGCAGCTATAAGGAGGGTTTAGCAAATGAACGGGTTAAAGCAAATATATCCTATCGACGAGAAAGGGTTTATAATCTGGCCATCGGATTTATGGAGGGAAGAGCCTCTAGACTATGTGCCAACGGAAAATGAAGTCGATGTGCTAATTACAACACAATTCCATCGTCCCCGCTGGGACAGGAAGAAGCAAGTATGGGTAGAGGGTGGCACGCCACCTGTGCCAGACGAAAGCACTCTAATCCAACAGCAAATCACTGTTTTGGATGAAGAAATAAATACCAGCTTGCCGAACGTAGTCGCACACATCATTAATATAATAGGCGCGGATTTAGAATTGCGTGACCATGAGAGCGTTGTCGCGCTATGCAATAAAATTTCTCAAGCCGAAAACCATCTGCCCGAAGAAATAAAATCATCCACCCGGCTACAAGGTGAAATTAATCCTGATGGTAGCCGAGTGGAAAAATCAAACTTTGTCGCATTGGTGGAGAGGCGCAACCATTTAGTGGCACAGTTAACAGCAGATTGACATAAATGCTTGACAATGCGCACAATGCGCATTATACTGTATTCGGTGAGGTGAAGTTATGAAACGAACAGAACTTGAACGCAAGTTGCGACGGGGCGGTTGGGTGATAGAATCTGGAGGAAAGCACAACATCACATTCCACCCAAGCAACCCAAAAAGAAAAACCACCGTACCAAGGGGAAGCAAAGTTGACGAATACACAGCGAGAAGCATTTTACGTTTTGCAGGACTTTTATAGGTCTTACATTGCACATTAAACAAGGAGGCAGATATATGGTATACGTATACCCCGCAATATTTCAACCATCCGGCGAGGGGTGCGGTTATGCTGTTGAGGTACCGGATTTGCCGGCATATACATGCGGCGATTCTTTAGCACACGCTCTTGATATGGCAGAGGACGCGATAGCCATGTGGCTGGTACACTCGGAGGATAACGGACATCCGATACCTGCGCCCTCTAAATCTTTACCCCACGAATCCCCCCAGTTTGTAAATCTAGTTAAAGCAGATACAGACGCATGGCGTCGTGTAAATGATAATCGCGCCGTAAGAAAGAATCTTACTATCCCCGCATGGTTAAACTATCAAGCAGAAGCCGCGCATGTTAATTTTTCAAGCATTCTGCAAGATGCATTAAAGACGCATTTGAAAATCGCTCAATAATCGCTTTCGCTTCAAAGCTCCGTCACTTAGGCGGAGCTTTTATTCTGCGCTCATTTCTCTTTTGCTTAGTTTTTCTTGTAACGCATTCCGGTGGTCCACCATCTCACGCCAAGCGGAGCGACCTGTGGCAGACGGCTCGGCTTCTACTTGGACAGTTAAAAACTCATCTTCTGTCATGCTGGATAATGTTGGGGATAGCTCTTTTTCAATTTCATCGCGTGTTGTTGGACTTACTGTTTTTACCAGTGCATTTATAACATCGTAAAGGTGCGCGACGACATTTGACATGTTTCGATTAATTTCAATGTCGAGAGTGGAGATGTCTTGTTGGATTAAGGTGATTGGGTTTGGCGTTCCTTCCTCTACCCATTTTTGCTTGTCTCTATCCCAGCGAGGTTTAATCCACTGAGAATGTACTGTGCTTATCGGGAGTTCAACGTCAATTTCATTGTCGTTAACCGTATACGACAATGGCTCCAATCTGTATAATTCCTCAATCATAAACCCGTCTTCGTTTATTGTATATACTGGTTTCATTTCGATTTGTTCCTTTCTACCAAACAGTAATTTTAAAGACTACGCTTGTGAAATGCGGGCTAGGTGGAACTGTTACCCTTAGCTGGGTAGCTGAATTTACGGCTACACCAATCCCACCTACACCGAACTGGTCAAAGTAATGTACCGTCCGTAAATCAAGTAATAACAACTGCTGCCAGCTTGAATTGCGTGACAATAAACATGAAAATACCTGTTCGAAAAATGACCCCTCCGCAGTCATCATAGCATAGCGCGGAGAAAGCCTTCGTAGCGCACTACCGGGGAGGTTTATTATGTTATCCTGACCGGTAGCTAACGTATACGTGTGTGGTTCTGCCAAAGGATTTGACGTTAATAAGCCATGTTGCAAGTTACCATGATCCGGGGCATATACACTTCCAATACTGTCGAGGTTTTCGCGCAGGGGAGTAGCTGATGGTTGGAGAAGTTGCGTAAAACCAATCATTGGTGTTGGTCCTCTTCTTGTGACACTTACATGAAGGTCGCTACCAAGCCAAGTGCTGTGCGTGGTAAATCTCAATTGTAATACTATGCGGCCTGCACTTGTTCCAAATCTAACACCATTAAGCGTCTGCACCCATTCCCCTGAGCTAAGGATTGTCCCCCTAAACTGACCAGACACAAGATGTCCTTGTATATCTATGAAGTTACTTGCCCCGGGGGTTATTGTAAAAGCCCGCAAAATTAAGTTAACGTCTATAGACCAATTCATATCAGGAAACTCAGCAATCGTATACCAATCGCTGAGAGCCACTGAATTAGGTAAATCGCTCGCGGAGATGGTGTGAGTTATCGGTGCTGTGTAGTGTAGCGCACCGATTTGCCCTGCTGTCGGCAGCGGGGTCATCTGCTCCCAGCGGTCTAGTGCTAACGCTGTCCCAGCGTCTGGTGCAGTACCTCCACTCGACGCAATTATGGCACGGAAAAGTTGGTTATTGTGAGTTACAACATCATTGGGTTGCACCGCCATTCCAGATACCCATACTCCGGGGTCTGCGCGTTTAAGTCTGCCGGCTACATCATTCGCCATATTGTTAAATTGCGCAGTTGTTTCGTTGTCCACGGTTTTTATATTTTCTACCATAGCGCGGTATTGTGCCTCGGTAAAATTGTTTGCGATTGATGTACCCAACGGCCAGGCTTGGGCTATGCCTTGGTATCCGCGTTGCACGGTTAGGGTGTTTCCGTTTTGCGCGGTGACTAGTATTGTCTCCGCGTTTGGTACGTTGCCGCCTAGCACCAGCAAACAGGGGATTGATGGTATTAATACGGATGGGTCTTGTACTGTTATGGTGGTGTCGGCGGCGACCGTTTCTGTTGTGGTGGTGGATTCTATGCTGTTTACTGCGCCGGGGTACATTGGTAATAAGTTGCTCATAGGTTTGCGCCTCCTCGTGAGTTAGTAAAGATATTTAGAAAAAGTGACGCGGATATCCGCGTCAAAGTATTTGGGATAAGCTCCAGCGTATGCCATGTGTCGCGTGCTATGCGGCCACCGCTGTCTCTGCGTAGGAAGGGGATGATATTTATGTCGTTTAAATTTCCGGTTAGCGGGACGATGTTGCCGTCCACACGAATGCTTACAGCTGTAGCACGCGTTCCGGTGAAAATTCCAAACTCCAACTCATGGGTGTGGTCGGGGATTGTTGTAACGTGGTAATGGTCGGGGATTACGACGAGGTGGTCGTGGTTTGGAATTGTTACGCTGTGGCCATGCTCCGGGATGGTGACGGTGTGGGAATGGCCGTCTATCGTTACGGTGTGGGAATGGCCGTTTATAGTTACGGTATGAGAGTGTCCGTCTATTGTTACGGAGTGAGAATGCCCCCATATAGTTACGAAGTGAGAATGCCCCGGAATTGTCACGCTGTGCTGATGTCGTGGAATAGTAACCCTGTGAGAGTGTGGGCCAATTTGTACAAAGTGGGTGTGGGTGTGTGTATGTTGAGATAATGCGTGCCAATGACTTGGAACATTTATACCGCCGACGGGAGAAGATACCATTTCCGACCCGGCTGAAATACCTAACTGCCAAACGTCTCGCGTGTTGTCTTGTGTTGATGTTTCTAGCCCCCCTGCGTCAACTGTTGTCGTTTCCAGCCGCGCTTCATCAAATGAAGTAGTAGGCGTTTCGGTGCTTGTTGTTGATGTGGTCGGTGTTTCCGTGTTCGTCGTTGATGTCGTTGGTGTTTGTGTGCTTATAGTTGATGTGGTTGGTGTTTGTGTACTTATAGTTGACGTTGTGGGTGTTTGCGTGCTTGTAGTTGATGTCGTTTGCGTTTGCGTGGCCTGTTGAGTAGTTGTTTGTGTTGTTGCCCCTCCGGCTGCCGTGGATGTTGAAACACCGCCACCGCTGGTGGACGTTTGTGTAAACCCGCCTCCTCCGCGTACTGCCCTCGAAAATGCGCGGAATGGTAGCAGCTGCACCCGCAGACGGGCTTCGTTGATGTTTACCATGCTGCCCGGCAAGAAAAATTCAAACACTGCGGGGAATGCTGGCTCTGCATTGTCTGTAAAGTTCATGGGGATTAGCGTTTCGCTGCCTTGGGAGTAAGTATCGTTTATTCTGGCACGGTCTTGTAGGGCAACTATGCTGCCCGCTACGTTGCGGTCTTTGTTGGCGATTACTATGTTGATGTCGGCTTTGGTTACGTCGGGTTTGCTGATTTCTACTATGCGGGTGTCTATGTCAATGTTGTCGTGACGGTCTATCACCCGTACTAGTCGTCCCTCTTCAAATTTGTCAAAGTCCTGCTTTGTGCGTTTGAAAAGGTCTATAGAATCCACGGAATAGGTTACATACGGGACGGAAAGCTCGTCTAAAATGCTTTGGCCTGTGGCCAGTAGGCTTTTCTCGTCCTCGAAGCGGCGGTCTGTCCATATTGCCGCTTTTATGCCGTACTGTGGGATGGTGGTGGCGTCTATATATGGCACGCCGCCGTTTACACCTTTTATTGTGAGTTGGTTGTCGCCCTCTCCGTATCCCAGCGGATATAAGCGTGTGACTAGGTTTGTTACGTCGGTGTGTCTGGTTACGCCCTGCATGTTTTTTTTGCGGCGCAGTTCGCAGCTTATTTCAGTTTCAGGACGTACAAGGTTTATCACCCATGGGTAGACGGTTGTATCGTACGTAAAATGCCATTTGTCCGCGAATGGGCGCGGGATGGAGAAAAGCGCGGCGAGAAGATTAACCGATTCCCACTTATAGAGAAATTGATGGGTGAAATCACAACGGCCTAAAACCCAGCGGGGGGATGTTTGAGCATTAAGCACGTAGTTGATAACTTCCCGCGTAAATACGCCTATATTTCCGATTTGGTGGAACATAAAAAGAGGGTCATCAATCAGCGTGGCGATAACATGCTCGCATTTGTACGTTTTGAATCCACTGGTGCTACGCGTCAAGTCCTCGCCTTTTATGCGGAATAACTCTATGCGCCGCTTTTCGTCATAGATTTCTACATAATTAAATGGCTGGCAGTATTCGTTTTTAGGGTCGTCGGCGGGCAAGGTGAAGCCCGCTGTCCAAATACCGTTAAAAATCTGCGTATACCCTATGGCGGTAGCTTTATCCAAAAGTGCAAGCCGCTCCATGTTCTGGGTGTAGACCTGTGGGATGTTTGCGTTGCCCATTTCTGCCCCCTTACAGCCAAGCGTCTTTCCATAAAATGCGGGTGCTTGCGCGGTTGTTTTGGTTTGCGCTGGTGAATGTAACCTCGTTGATTGACGGGTTTAGTAAGAAGAATTCGCTATCGCGGCTTAAAAATCTCATTACGTTTTGCCCGTTTAGCAAAACTGTCATGTTGTCGGTGTCGATGATGAGTTCTCCGCCCGGCGGCACGATAAGATTTGGTAGATGAATGTGTTCTATTACGAAAAGGACAAAACCCGCGCTTGCGGTTTCCAGCGTTATGTCAGAAGCACCGCCGAGTGAGAGCATTAATTGAAATCGTCCCGCTGTGGCTAGGTTGATTTCTGCCGTGCCGGACATCGGTTTTGCGATATTGATTTCGCCCTGGGCGTCGAGTAATATTTCCGAAACGCCGCTGAAGGTTTTTATTTTGTTAAACTCCAACTCGGTAAAGACTGCGATTTCTGTCGCCGCGTCAAATGACGTGATTACGCACATATTTGCACTCGCAGAAGTGCCAATAACCGCACTACTGCGCCTAAAACCCCAGGTATTAAACCTACCCCGGTTAAAGCCCATACGGTTAAATTTGCTATTGGTTGCGAGGTCAACAACTACGCCTAACTCTCGGCGTCGTATAATCTCGTGATTTTCCGATTGCAAGGAAATTTCTGTAACGCCCTCCAATTCGACCATGCGTGCGATTTCGAAATCGCCGTCGAGCGTGAGGATTATTTCCGACGCGCCTTCAAAAAATATTTCCGTCGCATTTTCGGCTACTCCCGTATTAAACCCGCCGTTATTAAACGGCAAACGGTTATACATTAGCCTACTCTAACGGCCAATGCACCGGCGCGGAAAACCGCTTCGTCGCCGCTTACAATTTCTCGCGGTATGGGTACTGCGCCGTGCGCCAAGAAGTTACCGCCTGTGGCCGCCGTAAATATGCCAAAGTGAGAAATCGAACCCCACCCGGCCGTTGCCACGGGGAATCGGATTTCTGTGCTATTTAAAACTTCTGCCTTTTCATTACTTTGCACGGGTGCGGAAAATGTTATCCGTTGCCGTGCATATGCGCCGCCCGCTACCTCCATGCCTGTGTTGTCGTCCATGGGGTTAGATGTGTATAGCGCAAGAAAAACCTGTGCAGGCGCGGGGGATGGTGTGTTTCTAAAAAAGTGGTTTAGCACCGCATTTTCTAAAAAATTGCTTGCATTCATCGGCGTGTCGCCCTCCTTGTAAATCTTATATTTGTTATGTTTGTGTTACCTGTGTTTTGCAAGACTATAAGACACGGTGTAGACTGCGTGCCGTGGCTGTAAATGGGAATCATTGTACCGCTTGCGATGTTTGGGTTATTGCTTTGTATCTGGTGGATAGTTTTTGCGAAGGGTTGGCACTCAAAAATTACGGTAGCCCGCTTCGCGGTTATTATTTGCTCGGTGTCCACGGATTGGTAGACGACGGCGTTATACGCACGGTGTGGCTCGTCGTCAAAAAAGAGAAGACCTTTTCCGCTTAGCCAGAAGGCTATGTCGCGGGCAAGCTCTTGTAGTTGCTCCTCGTCGCGGGAGATGAAACAAATCTCTACGGATATTTGGCGAGTGGCAAATGTTTCGCCGCCGAAGTCTACCGTGCCGTGCCGCCCGGATATCTCGTAGTCGTTACGGCGTTTAGGGGGCAGAAGGCCTCTGTGCGCAACTTCCATTACTACGATGTCAAAATCACGGCTATGCTTGTCTGCAAAGAAAAATCCTACCATGAGAATGCTACACCCCCTATTCTACCTTCATCGCTTACCTTGTCGCCAATTAGCCTCATCACTTCTTTTGCGACTTTCGTTATGTCGTCCTCCTCGCGGATGTTAAATTGATTGCCGGTGATGATGATGTCGGGCAATTTTGTAGGCTGGGTGGCAGCTATAGGTTGTGGATATACGGCTTTTTTGATGTGAGATTGCATTGCTGGCAGCGCGTTTTGCATATTGCGGATGGCGTCGCCGGATGATTTTATTATGCCGTCGGGGTTTAATGTTAGGCTGTTCAGTACGTTATTTGTGATTTTTTTGCATACGGCTACCAGCTCGTCGCCTTTGGCTTTCATGCGTACGATTAAGCCGTCGCCTAGACTGTCGGCAATTTCCATTGTTTCCCTTGATGGGGAATTGATTGCCGCAGCGGCTCGCATAGCAGAAAGTGCATTGCTGATTAAATTTTGTGCTGCGTTGCTAACCATACCGCCGCCGTTTTGTATGCCGCGTGCTACGCCGCTGGACATGTTAAAGCCCACATTATCGAAGACCGCGCCTGCTACAGCATTGTCGGCCACACGGCGCATTTCTTCGATTTGCCGTCGGATGGAATTGTTAACGTCTTGGCTGGTGCTAATTTTGGTTGCTATGGCGTCAATAAAGGCTCGGGCTAGGGTTTGGGCTGTTTCAACTACGCGGGGTTGCATTTCCTGCGTGCCGTTAATTACTCCTTGCCCGGCGTTTACGCCGGTGCGGTGAGTGGCGCGGCTGGGGGAATTGCTTTCCAACTCGCGGTTAAGGGACTTTAGTAGGTTTTCTCCTACGTTCTCGCCAGCATTTTCTACGTCACGTAACATGCTTACAACGCCGTTGGTGAATCCGTTGACGGCGTTTTTACCAGCTTGGTCAAAGCCTATGGTGGAAACGGTGCTGCTTAATGTATCGAAGGCCGCAGTTACTTGGTTAACAAGCGCGTCTTCCATGCCTTGGTTTGCAAGGATTGCACCGGCTACGTGGTCAATTAATTCCTCGGCGGAGTTTGCAACGCCTGCCGGGTCAAGTTGCCGCTTCATGCTTTCGACAGCTATACGGGTGGATTCTTCGAATGCATAGTTTAGAGCTTCCAATTCTTTGTCGGAGGCGTCCACAAGTTGGCGCACGGTGGCCGCCGCTTCCGGGCCTGCGTCGCGAAGTTGTTGCAAGAGGCCTTCATCCACGCCGCGCTCTGTTAGTATGGCGATATTTTTGCTCCATTCTTCTACGGCTCGGGCGTTATCTTGTAGATTTGCGGTCAACTCTTGTACGGAGACGGCTGCGGCTTCGGAGATGGTACGAAATACATTTGTGGTTATGCGCTTGTAACCCTCGAACGCGCTGTTGATTTTATTTAGTGCGTCCTCTTGCGCTTTTGCCCATTCTTCTGATTTTCGGGCTTGGTTTTCTATTTCTGCGGTGGCGTCGGCTATGGCTTGTTGGGCTTCTTGTTGCGCGGCCTCCAATTCACGCAGGGCGTCGGCATGGATTTCTATTCCGGCGGTAAGTGTTGCTTGTGCGTCTGCGTTTGTTTCCATCGCCGTCTTGTAATTTTCTTCGGCGGTGATTAGGTCTTGCAGGGCGGCTTCCAAGGCTCTACGGTCTGCCCTACGACGGTTTGTGCCGTCGTTTAGCTTTTCTTCCAAATCGCCACGCTTCGTGGCTACTTGCATGAATTCGTGTTCCAAACTTATAGCTTCTTGACGCAGACGCAATTCTTCTTGAAGCATTGCGTCCATCGCTGCCCTGCCTTCGGCGGCCTTTAGGTATGCATTCATCGCGTCCACTGTCATGTTTAACGAGCCTGTCTGTGCGTCAAATGCTAATGCTAGATTGGGAACGCTTTCGTTAAGTTCTGCGATATGCCTTTCCAGTAACTCCATTTCACCCGCAGAAAGTTCTTGTTTTGATGTTAAATATGCAATGCTGTCCGCTAAGCCTCTGTAATGCTCGGCATTGGTTTGTAGGATAGAGATATTTTGTTGAAATTTTTCTGCGGCTTCTGCCGACGCGGTGATTAGCTCGTATTGCCGCTGGGTAAGCTGCGCGGTGTCGTCTGCTAAAGTTTCGTATGCTTCTCCCAACTTATTTGCGCGTGCTATTAATGCGGCGATACCTGCGGTTAATCCTGCTACTGCTACGCCTATTGTAACCACTATCGCGCCTATGCCTGTAGCGATTAGGGCTTTTTTTACTGCCGCAAATGCAATTTTCAAACCGCCTAGCGCAGCTTTTAATCCGCCTGTAGTTGCGGATAAAGCTTTCATGCCTGTAGCTTTTAACCCATATGTTTTTATGGACGCTGCGGTAGCCTTGGTCGTGGTTGCAATCGCTGTTTTTAGTTTTACCATACTTGCTATCAAGGCAGCATTAGCTTTTACCGAAAGTGGGACTTGCTTTGTAGCCCACAACGCTTTTAATCCCCCAGCCTTGCCCATGGCTATGCTGGCCGCGCCGAAAGCAGATGTTACTTTTCCCACTGTTGTGATAAGCTTACCGCTGATAACCAAAACTGGGCCAGTGACGGCGGCTACACCTGCAAGTCTTACGATAGTGCGCTGCGTACCCTCGTCTAAACTGGCAAAGCGTTGTACTAAATTACCTATGCCATCCACAAGCCTAAGCGCGTGGGGCATTAGTTGGTCGGAGATTTGCAGTTTTACCTCTTCGAAAGAAGCGCGTACCTGTTGCGCAGTAGCAGACAAGCCCGACTGCTCTTTTGCCGCCATTTGGAAAGCTATGCCTGTGCCGTCTATGGCGGCAGTGGCCTCGTACATCACCTCAATGCTTTCCAGCCATGCTTCACGATTATTTTTTAACTCATTAAATACGGCGCGGCTGTAAACAGTAGAAAATAAATCGTTTTGCAGGTTGTATCGCTCTTGCTCTGTTGCAACATCATCTAATGAATACATTAGTTCTTTCAATGTTTCATTTAACGGTCGCAATGCACCTGTTTCCAAATCAAACGCAGATACGCCCAATGTATCCATAGCATCGCCGCCGGATATTAATGCATTTGTTATCTGCTCGATACCTCTCGCCGCGTTTATGCCATAAATACCGCCTCGGTACAGGATATTTAGCTTACCTGACATAGCTTCAATGCTTTTACCAGTTACGTTCATTGTAGGTGCAAGAGCTATAATGGCTTTTTCAAGGTTGCCCATGCTCATACCGCTTTCTCTCGCAACGGCAGCAAAAGCATTAATGTACCTTTCACCTTTGTATATTTCGGCTTGGTTTTTTACAAGTGCCAAATTCAAAAATCCTGTTGCAGTGGCTAGGTCGGTGTTTGTTGCAGTAGCCAGCACCATTGAATAACGCATTAACTCGACAGAATGATAAACATCATCACCCGCAGTGGAAACTCCAGCTAATGCATTTGATATTTGACGGGCAGAAAACGTGCCATACTCGCCAGATTTTGCCATCGCCCGAATTTTAAGTCCCAATTTATCTATCTTATATGCCGCCATACCTGTCTTTGCTTGTATGGTGTTCATTGAAGCTTCAAAATCCGCGCCTACACGTAAGGATTGTACACCCATAGCGACGAGCGGAGCGGTGACTGCTATGGACAGGGTTTTACCTGCGCTTTGCATTTTTTGGCCTGCCGCTTGCATTTTTTGCCCGGCTGCTTCCATTTTTTCGCCAAATTCTATCCATGCTTGGCCACGGAGGGCGCGTTCTTGCTCTTCCAAGGCGGCTGTTACCGCGCCTAGTTGGCGAGTTAGACCTATGCCTTTTGCTTCCGTGTTGGCTAATTTTGTCGCCAAGGTTTGGGCTTCGCGGGAGTTTGCTCCCATTTCTTCGGTTGTTTTTTCCAACATTTCTGCAAGACGTTCTTGCTCTTGGAGGTTGGCTTCTATTGCGTTGTTTAGGTGGTTTTTTTGTGCGGTAAGGGTTTCTACGTTTTTTTCGTTTCTGCCGTAGGCTGCGGTTACTTTGTTTAATTCGGCTTGGCTTGCGCTAAGGTTGCGGTTTATTTCTCCTAAACTTTTTTTGAATTCTGCTGCGCCGTCCACCGTTAATTTTACGCCTGCATACCTGATTGTTTCGCTTGCCGCCATACGTACACCGCCTTACCAGTAGCCTTTAGGGAGTTGGTCAAATGTATAAATTTGTCTTGGTTGTTCTTGTTGTGTCGTTGTCGTGGATTGTTCAGGGGTTGCGCCATTTTCGCGTAACCACTCTTGCACAATGCCGTAGTAGAAATAAAAAGTGTTGTCCATAAATTGCTCGTATGTCCAACCTAATTTAGTCGTTGCAAAATGGATGTGATAAAACCAGTCAAATGCTAAGGGGTATTCTTTTTTTTAGCCTTCTTGTCGGGGGGAATATCGTCTGCAATTCCGCTGGTTACACCCATTGCACGGTTAAGTAGCTCCGTAACGCAATTCATAAAAAGGATAGAATCATCGGTTGTAAATTCAGTGTCCAAAAGGTCGTCAAGTGTTAAGTCCACACCGCCGCCTTTGAGCGCGACGTATATAATTTGTAATATGCCTAAAGAAGAAAGGTCTGTATTTTCCATTTTTGCAAATAACGAAATAAACATCTCACCCGTTATATCTTCGAGTTCCAATAATGCGCGATGAGTGAGTTTTGCGGGATAGTCTACTCCGTTAATCTTAATAATCACAGGGTCTAATTTTCTTTTTTCTAACTTCATCAGTTAATCACTCCGTAAAATAAAATTTGCCCCCTGCTTTTTTGGGTAAGCAGGGGGCTTTGTGGGTTATGCGTTTGGCTAGTCGTCGCTGTTAGACGGGGGCTGGTTGTTTTTGGCGTCTTGGAGTTCGGTCATCTGCGCTTTTGTATACAGCGGTTGGTTAAAAAAATCTATCTTGGCCAAAGGCGTATAGTTTGCGGCTATTGCTGATTTTGTTTCGTACTTAACTTTCCAAAGTCTGTTATAAGGGATAACCCTTATAGCGAAACTCTTTTCCGGCTCGGGAGTGTCTTGCGTACGCGTGACGCGGTTGTCCTCGGTCGGGGTTAGTTTGCATACCGGATGCCAGAAAAACACAAAGCTGCCGTCATTATTTTCGCTCCAGTAGCCGTATGCAAATTCTCTGTTTAAATCGCTAGTTTTACTTAATTCAAAGCCGCCTGTTGTTTCCGCGCCTTCCAGTTTTGTCAAAAGCGTGGATGGAAGGGCTACGGCTCCGAGTGTGATATTTGCACCCGCTGTACGGTTTGTGTAATAATAACTTTCGCCGCTTGCGTATACATCTAACTCGGACTGTATGCGTGAAAGCCCTTGCGTTTTTATCACGGGGACTTCGAGGACGGTATCTTCGTATAATATTGTGTTGTTGTCTTTTTCGTCGATAACACAGAAGTATGCCGAGCCTATCGTCACCTCAAACTCTGGTTTTTCGAATTTAATATTGCCGAAAAAGTTTAAATATAACGGTATGGGTGTGGGTGTGTTGTTTTTATACATAGGTATGGTTGCGTCGCTTTTGGGCTTGATGTCTGCCCGATTGATGGTTTTAATCATTATGTTCCTCCTAGCTCTTTTTGTAGTGTTTGCACGATATTGCGCCCGGCGTTGTCTTTTTCGGCTTCATACGCAGGGCGTAGATGTGGGTTTTGGACGGTGCGGCCTTGCGGATTTTTGCGGGAGTTTTTCCATGTAAGCGTGTCGCCGCGCCGCAGGCGTATGCCCGGGCGTGGGCGGTAGCCGTATTCGTGGAAGCGTCCGTAAAATCCCTCGCCACTCCAACCAATTACTTGTGTTTTTTCTTTGGGGTTGTACTCGTCGCGGGTGGAATTTACCAGTCTGCCTGTACGCCGCCGCATAACTTGCGTTGCGTTGCGTTTTGCACGGTCTACTATTGGATTTGCTCCGTTTTTTAATGCTTTGCGTATTATTGTTTCATCCGTGGCGCGAGAGGCTAATTGCTCAATGTCTTTGGCCGTTGCTTCAAAGCCATCCATGCTATTACTCTTCACCTTTCTTCGGTTTACATTCAGGCACGTAGAAACGCGTGTTTTTGTCGTCCATAAATAAAGAAATTGATGATAAAACCTCGAATGCATGATTTTGGTCTTCGAATACTCCAACGCTTACGCCGTTTATGCCTACTGAAAATAAAGGCGGTGTATCTGTTTCGCCGCCATCCAATCTAGGTTGCTCTACTGTTGCAATGTTGTAAACTTGGCCTGGGGCGCAGGTAATAAACTGGTTTTTTGTTTGGCTTATAATTCTTTTCATCGTAAAACCTCCAAGTCACGTGATATAGCAATGTCAAATGCTGTGTGAATAATTTCGTCTTGCTCATACCATATAGTCGTGAATGTGTAATTTATTTTGTTTTTAAGCAGAATTTTTTTTAGAGTTTCTAATGTTTTGCAATATTCTGCTTTTGTAAAATGGTCAAGAGCTACGCTTGTAGTCTCTCTCCATGCGATACCGCTTGCGTGGCTGTTACCCCCTGTTGTTTCACGGAACGTGATGTAGGGGAACTTTGTAAGATTTGTCTTGAAATGCGCTGTCTGTATGCCTACCTCTTTTATGATTTTGCTAAGTTCCTGCAATGTCATAATCCTGTATCACCCTTTCCAGGGAGATTTCTGTAACTGCGACACCCTTTTTAACCGTAGAGTATGTGCGGCCTACGTTGTATTGCGTTTTGTCAATGATGATAACGTGGTTATTGCCTATACTTTTGTCTTGATGGATTTGTACGCGTTTTGTGATTTCTGTATTAGCTTGCTTTGCTAGGTAATACTCCTCGGCAGTAAAGCTAATTTCGCCGTAGTAAGCTGTGCCGACTTCTTCAAGAGGCGCATTGTCAAACACCCCGTTTTTACCATCGGCAACATCTTTCTTGTAAATGGTGAGCCTTCCATCATCGAACATTGTAATCACCCGCTAGGCATAACGAAACTTTTAACGCTTCGTAGGATTTTTGGAAGCTTTCTCCTGCGTTGGCAAATCCGAAGTGTGCTTTTGCGTATAATGTGACAGCGCGTAAAATTAGCGGGTCGTCGTCTTCGATTTTGGCGACGCCCGCTATTTTTAGGTCTATTTTACAAGCTGCTATTATTTCTTCGATTTCAGAATCGAAGTCGTCACTTGTTTTTCGCAGGGATAGCTTTACGGATTCCAGAATGGATGTCATAGTTAGGCTTCTTTGGTTAGGATTACCAGCGAGTTAACATCTACTACCTTGCCGTCTGCCAGCATTACGGCCTTGGTTTCCATGTCGTCGGTATTCCAGTTTTCTTGGCGTTTAACTCCCACGCTGTAGTTTGTGTTAAGCACGTAATCTTTGAAATTAAATAAAAATGCAAATGGCTCGTCTGCGTCGGCAGCGTCAAAGGATGTGATATAATCACAGATTACAATAGGAATTCCTATCAACAAGCGTTCCGGACGACCTGTTATGTTGTGGTCTACCCGTCCTATGGGCTGCCCGGTGGCGTCTTTTAGTCCATAGTATTTCATAAATGTCTTTTTGGTCATACACCAACGGATATTACTTTCGTAGGCGGTCGGGACTGCGGCAAATGCGTCCAGCAAATCATCGTGTGATGGTGCTTGTACTCTGATTGTTTGGCCTTGCGGCGGGGTTTTGCTTAAAATACCCTCGGGCTGGCCTGTGCCTGTGCCGCTTATGATGGATTTTTCGAGGGCTTTTACCATGGCTTCGACTACGTTGTTAATCAACATATTTTCGAATGCGGAAATTGTCATGGTGTCAACTTCTAGGGTGACGGCCACTACACAACGGAGTTTGTGGTATGCAAAAATAATTTCGCCGGTGGTCTTTTTCTGTGAATTGCTTCCCGCGCCTTCGGCAACCCATGTTGCAACGGGCTTTGCTGACGATGTAGGAATACGAAGGCCGCCTTTGTGCGCTGTACGAGTGACGAGCGGCAGAATCGTTCCGACGCTTTCTATTTTTTCAATTATGCGGTTAAGAACAGGCGTAGGGATAACCGAGCCTACATCTGTCGTATTGGTTACATCCCCGGCACGATACTCTACAGGCATTGCCGTTCCGCGTAAAGTGTACTTCATAAATGCTTTGCGGTATGCCATCGTGCTGTATATGTCGTCATCTTCTGGACTGTCGCCGCTGTGAGCCGAGTTTATGGAATAATTACTCATTACAGTAGTAGGGCTGCTGATTCGCTCATTGGCAATCTCGCTTCGGAGTTTGTCTCGTCGTTTTACGGTTTCTGTTAATGCTGCACGCTCGGTTTTTAGTTCGTCTACCTCTTTGGTGAGTACGGAAAGCCTTTCTGTTGTAATGCTGTCGCTGTCCAGTTCTTTGGCTATGGCAGTTAAGCGGGTTTCAATTTCCTCGCCGCACTTGCCTTCGCTAAAGAATTGAAAATTTAGTCTTAGCGGTTGCCCGTTCCGGGTAAAGCACAAATGGTGTTTGTTTTTGTTCATGTCTTACGCCTCCTGTAGTTTTATTTTTAGTTTTAACTTTTCTTTCTCCATCCCCAGCCGCTCTTGCTGGCTCGTTATGAAACTCCTTCGTACGAGGCCACGAGCAGAAATCTCCGTGCCGTCGTTGGCGGGAGTACTAACGGCTGATACGTCAACTACTTCTTTAACTTTTTTTACTATCCATGTGCAGGTGTTTTTGTCGTATTCTTCATCTTCGATATAAAATGCCCATGACATTTTAGTGATAAGCCCCGCGCTGATTTCTTCGTACACTTCCTTGGCAGCGGTGCTTTTTGACAAGTCCGCAAAAATAAAAAGTCCCTTGTTGTCGGCTTCTAATCCGAGTGTTCCATTGGATTGCCGGGCAAGGACTTTTCCTTGGTGGTCGTACTGCATGATTACGTCTCCCATGTCTGCGCCATCCAGTGCGTCGGGGGCTATTTGCTCGTAGTAGTCAACCCCGTCCCATGTGTATAGTCGGTAACGTTCGAAAGTGGTTGCGTAACCTTCGATGTAGTAATTACTCTCCAACCGCTTATTTTCGCGTGCCGCAATTAGCGGCATTAATAGGTTGCGGTATTCAAGTTCTTTAGTCCTCTGCACTTGTTGTTTCCTCCTCTTCCTGTGTTTTGTCTGCGGGGTCATCATGTAGTTTATCAATTTGTGAGTATTCTTTTCGGATGTAGAATTTGTCGCCACCCTCTACGTGGGGCAAATTCCACATATCCATAATCATGTTACGACTCATTAATCCACGGTCAAAAAAAGACGTTGCCATGTTTAGACGGGTGCTATTGCTTGCATATTGCAAGTGATTCATAGCAAATATTATTTTATTGTCAAATGCCAACTCGTGCCGAGTGAATGTCATGTTGGTCATTGCCATCGATAATTGAATGGCAAAAGGCTCTATTTTTCCTTGGTAAAATGCATTCCACTGGTCTTCATTAAATTTATTTTGCAAAATATCTTCGTTTACACCGAAATAATTGAATACATTTTCTTGTATTTGCTTCACTTGGTTGGGGTTAATGTTTAGTGGTTTACTTTCAATCGGTTTTACATCGTCGATTTTTCCATCGTAAAACATAACGCCGCCGTTGTTTTCTATGTTGAGGTTGTCCGCAATAAAGGTCTCCTGTGCTTCCTTTAGGTCATTTGGCTTCACTGTTCGGCCTATTTTAGCCAAAAATCTTATAATAGCCGAGTTTTTAATAGCGTTGACGATACCTTGATTTTGCGCATGAATTATCTGCATAGTGGGCTTTAATGCTGCGTTATCTGTACCAAAAAAGTCGTCGCGGTATTGGAATTGCGTAACAATCCCAACCTTGTCAAGTTCGATAGCTGCCCGCTTCCCATTGGCAAAGGTATAGCGCAAATACGCCGTACCGCTAACCTCTATTACTTCGCAGCTTTCCGGAAGCAGTGGAAAATATCCTGTGATTGCGCCGTACTCGTTTTCTATGGGGGCAATAAATGCGTTGTTATTGACGGATAATATTGTCGCAATGCGATAAATAAATTGATACGTGTTCATCCACGGGCTAGGCATATATTGCAAAGTCTTTTCGAGATTTTTGTATGCCGAGCCTTCTATTTCAGGCTTTAGCTTTCCACAGGCAGACGCAAACGAGTGAATGGCAGCCCGTACAAGTTCCATCTCATACAGGCCGCCTTCGAATGTCGTAAACGCGGGCGTATAAGCCGTAAGTGACTGGAAATAATTATGCACATCGACTGCGCTTTGATTTTTGTTACCGAAAAGTTTATTGAAAATCCCCATACATATCACCCCGTATTTTTAAGATACGTGCCTATCTCGTTATAATGTTTTTGCCTTACAGTAAGCGCGGCAATTACTGCAACAAAGCCATCAATACGCGCCCTTTGCTCTATTTTTACAGGGCGCACACGGCGTGTTTCGCTGTTTTGTTTAAGTGCTACGTTTAGAAAATGCCCCTGTAAAAGTGTGTTGTTTGGGATGTAAAAGTCGCCGTCTTTTATAATCCCTTCAAACTCTCGTATAACAGGGGTCAAGTTATCGCCTTGGTGTACATCGTCCATTTTGTATCCGTACTCTTTCATGTCGTCCACAAAATGATGTGCGCTGTATCGGTCGTAGCCCGTTTCTAAGATATAAAGATCGTACTCGTTGCGCAGGTAATTAAACCACTCGACGACATCTTTGTAGTTTACGTAGTTTTCTCCACTTAGTGTGACGATATCTTTTTTTACAAATATTTCGTATGGGACTTTGTCAATTTGTTGGCCGCGTTCCAACCTGTCGGCGGGCATGAAAAATTGACAAAAAGCGTATAGTTTGCCTTCTTTCTCTATTACTACGCAAGCAGCGGTTAGGTCTATAGACTGGCTCAAATCCACACCGCCAACGGCATAACACCCGCGAAAATCTTCTAGTGTTACGCCGTCTTTTGTGGTTTTTTCTACGTCTATGCGGTTAAGCCATGCGGCGGTACTGTTTTGTTTGATGTTGCAATATTTTGTTAAAACTTCCGATTTTTTTGATAGCGACTTTTTAGCCTTTATGATTTCTTCTCGGAAAAAATCCTCGAAAATGGAAATGCCAAGGTTAGGATTAGCTTTTTTCAGTTCGTTGATATCGTCCCATTTTTTTGCGTCGTCTATTTCGTAGATAAATGGCAAAAGCCAACTTTCTTTACTCTCGTTTTTTTGGTTTTCGCCCTCTAAAAAGCGCGTGGAACGTAGGTAAAGTTCATCGTAAATACTGTCATCCTCGTATCCAGCGGTGGAAATGCTTAGTATAAGCGGCTGTTTTCTTGCGCCCAAGGCCGACGCCATTACCTCGTATTGGCGTAGCCCTCCTGCTCCGCTCCAGCTTGAAAGCTCATCATTTACCACTAACTCCGGGTTAAACCCATCAGATTTTTTAAAATTAAATGCAAGTGGCTTTATGATGGTATTTGTTTCGTGTATATATATGTCGCTGCGACGTTTTTTTGATAATTCTGCTAGTTCCGGCTCTTTTTCTAACATTTGAAAAAAATTGTTGTATACAATCGCAGCCTGGTCGAGTTTTGGCGCGAGACAGTAGATTTCGCTACCATACTCGCCATCAAGGAACGCTACATACGCCATAATCGCGCTTGCAAACAGGGTCTTGCCGTTTTTTCGGCCAATTACGATAAAAACCTCGCGGAAAACGCGTAAGCCCGCTTCGTTTACAACGCCAAAAACTGCTGAAAGCATGGATTTTTGCCATAACTCCAGCGTGATTAGGTCGTCGCGGCCTTTGGAGTGCCGGCAAAATGTTTGTATAAATTCTATGGCGTCATTGGCTTTTTGTGCGTCAAAAATGTACTCGCTATTTTTCAACCCACGGATGATAATGTCGTATACGGCTTTAATCTTCTTCCCGACAATGATTTCACCGTTTTTTATCTTCGCGTGATACTCGAAAATGTAGTTACTGTACATGGGATTACACCCTTCTTTGCCTCATTGCCAACAATTTGCTATTCTCCCTTGCCGCAGGCGGGCATAAGTCGAGCAATTGCTTAATTATCGTGGTGTAATTGCGCGTTAAGGATATATGCAATTCCATTTCGGCACTTTGTTTTACGCCGTGCTGGTTTGCGCCGTTTTGATATATCTGGACATAGCCATCTTCCCCTCTTGAGTTAATGATTTCTTGTAGGTCGTCCAGTGTTACCGCCGTAAACGCGGCGTTCCTGATAAGCGGCTGTACGGTGGCTCGTTTATTTTTGTCTAAGCTTTCGAAAATCGTGTTAAGTCGCCTTGTCTCGGCTTTTATTTTTTTATCTTTTGGCGAAATCGCTTTTGCGGGCATAAATTTGCCCTCCTTTCGTCTGGATTTTTCGGCGGGTGTCCCGACCGACACTACACCCCCCACGCAATACCACACCCCACGCAGGCAACACCCCGTACCCGCAACTTGCGGAGTTTAATTATAGGGGCGTCTCGGTCCTTGCCGTCACCGCGCCGTTGCGCGGATGGGGGGCATATACGATACGGCCGTCATCGTCGAAGGTGTAACCTGTGTCCAGTGTGTCGCCGCCGTCATGCTTGGGTTTGTACATGGCGTGGTGTTCGCGATTGTGACAGGTTTGGCAGACGGCTTCTAAATTGGCATGGTCTAGGGTGATGGTGGGGGTATTTATGTTGCCGGGAGTGAGGTGTATTTTATGATGTACTATTTTTGCGATACCATCGCAGCGTTCGCAGATGTTAAAAACCTTTTTTAAATAGCTTTCGCGGCAGGTTTTCCACAATTTGCTTTTGTAAAATTGTTTAGCAAATGTTTTCATTGCTCGTCTTGCTTTGTAATTTCTTGTTTTTGAAAAAAGCTTAGGATTTCGGCGTGGGCGGTAAGGTGGTAATTCGCAGTGATGTTTTGGAAGACTGCCTGCCCGTTCTCACTCGCAACCGTTACGGTGAATGTTTCGTCGTTGCCTATGTTTTCTACTATGCGGTTGAATATGGCATTAAGTGAGAAATCGTTATTTTGATTTGTCACGTTAATACTAAGATTCTTTAATCCGCGGTTTACATCCAGTCTGCAATGCTCTATGGTGAGCATTTCTTTGTTTGGGAAGTTGAGCGTTATGGTTGTTTCCATGGCCGTCATCCTTTCGGGAAATATAAAAAGCCCCATGGCGACGCGGAGGGGGAAACGCGGGTCGCCGTTGGGCTTTTTGTCGAGAGCAATATTTTACCCTATGAGTATAACATAAAAAAAGCGGACAAAACGGACACTTTTAAAACTCTCTTAAATATCGTTTAAGTGCCTTTCGTGGGGTATCTTCTGTCGCGTGACCGTACACTTTTTTTGCGACATCATCCCATTGCAAGCACTGGAGATAGCGATAGTCTATTATACGACGTATTTCGCTTTTGGTTACAGTGCTAATAAATGTTTCTATGCGTAAAAGTTCTCTTTTCAAATGCACGGCGCGTTCTTGGAGAATTTTTTCTAGTTTTTTGCTTTTTACTGCACTTCTCACGTCTAACCCCGTGATTACTAATATACCGCCATTTGAATTTTTAACGGAATCACTCACTATGTCTTTCGACATGGTTTGTAATTTTTCTATCCGCTGGATTAGGCCTCTAACCTCGTGTTGCAAATGGCGAAATTGCTCAAGCTCTTTTATTGTCATGCTCCGGCCCCTCCTTTTGGCTTAAAGCGTCATTTGTTTGCCTGCGTGCCAATTTTGACAATCAACCTCGTTGTAAAAATTTTCGCCCTTGTGCGTTATATGTGGCAGCCCGGCGATACGCGCTTTTCCGAGTGCGAATAGGGTATAATCATTTCGCAGCATGTAAAGCTCCTCGCTGATGTAATCTAGCCCTTTTATATTTATAAACGCGGGTACATTGTTTTTTTGCACTTTGCTTCCCCCTTCCTGTCATGTGTTTTCTTTAGCCGAGCGTACATGTATACGCCCGGTGAGAATTCGCTATAACATTTTTTTATGGGTTGTGTATTTTTGTAGCCTTCTAGGTTTTTTTCCAGCATTTCGATTGCGAGGTTTTCGTTTTTTGCAAATGCTGCTACGCGGCGTTTTGATAGCCTATAGTTTGTGGTTGGCAGGCGGTTGTCGGCTGTGTTTATTTTTGGCTTTTTTAGGTTTAGGCTGGTTGCGTAGGTTTTTACGCCTTTGCGATTTTTTTCTTTTGTTTCCGGCTTGGCAATGTAACGTGCGAGGCCTTCGAGGCCGCTGTCGTCGGGCTGTAGTTTTCTTGCTTGGGTACGGCCGCCCATCGTCCAAAGTTCTTCTGCTTTGTCGCGGTCGGTGAAATTTAAAATTATGTGGTGGTGCGTGTGTATTTTTCCTGTCGTTTCGCTTTCGGTGCGCTCGGTTACGTAGATGTATTTTAGTTCCGGCAAGTTATGTTTTTTTATATAACGGCGCAATCGCTTGAAGTAGTTTTTTAGGTGTTTTGTCGCCGCCGGGATATCTACGGGCATGTTTTCGTTGTTGTATGTGAGTGTTAGCCATATATCTTTCTCGCTAAAATTTGTGTGTATGAGGCGAGAGACGTATTTACGCGTGTTTTGGTCGTTGAGATTTCTTTGAGCATTTCGGGATGGGGTTAGCAGCTTCTCTCTTTTTTTGCCTGCAAGCTCTTTCCATGCCAGATTAATCGGGTAAATTTCTACTTCGAGGATGTCGCCGCTTTTTATTATTTTTACGCGGTATTGTAGGCCTTTGGCGCGGAGAGCCTCTAAGTGGTCGTCTATAGTTATTTGGTCGTAGAGTTCTTCGATATAGCGATTTCCGTAATGTCGTGGCATGTTGCACCCCCTGCGGTTATTTTGATAATTGTTTTGTGAAAAGATAATTTTCGTATGCTGCCTGTTTTTCGTCTTTGGTTTTCGCCCTTGTAATCTCTGTGTAGGCTTGTCTATTACTAATTCTGCTTTTTTTATGCAGAAGCTCTTTTTTTATGTGGCTAAACGCAAGCTGTTCCTCCGTCGAAAGTTTGGCTTCGTCAACTTTATCTAAAAATATTTCTATCGACAAAAATGTAATGAATGAAATTTGCACATTTTTTGGACAATCAGGATTTTTTTGAAAATTGCGAAGGTCTGGTAACATGTTATCGCCCCCAGGAGGAAATTTACGGAAGTGTAAACACTTCCATCACAGGGACGTAAACGTCCCCGTAAAAGAAAATGATGTTGTTTGTTATATGTGTTCCAGTTGTTAATACTTATTACAAGGACAGGATAATGTCCACCCGGACATTTTGGTATGAGTTTCTTCTATATATAAAGATTGCCTTTAGCGTTAATCACTCTCATCTTTTTCCACCCTTTCATATTTAGTCACTCCCTTATTTCTCTATGTCGTATTCGCCACCGTTTGGGTAGACGATAAAAACAAACAAAATAAATAATAATATTGCGCCTGTAGACATAACTATCTCCTAACATCCTTATATTGAAAAATTTCTATAATCCGTACCCTTTTCCATCTTCGCTTTTACTGCGGCGAGCTTAATCCACGACCTCGCCCATTTTTCTGTATCTTGGTCGTACTTGGTTTTTTTGTCGGAGAAATCGCGGAATAACATAGCCATCGGCAACGCTCCAGCGTGGTAGATTTCTCGTAGACGTGCCTCGTCTTTATCGCGATTTTTCCCAACGAGGGCATAGCAACGTATTTTGTCGCGACTAAACCCTGCTTTTTTTAATTTTTCTGCGGCTATTTTAAACTTGGGTAAGGCCTCATCTGTGTCGCAAGCAAGCCATAGCTCCGATATTCGGAGGCCTGTTGCTGCGTTTATGAAGTGGTCGTTTATGCACTCTACGGACAGGCCTCCTTTAAAACAGATACTCTTTTGTGTGCTTAGCATTTTGAAAACTTTGTCTTTGTGTGCGCGGCTTGCTTGTAGAAAGTTATTGTCTTGGATTATGTTCCCGGGGTGAATGGGTAGTTCTTTTATTCGGCCTTCGAGCCTCGGTACGCAGCAGTGAGGGCAATTGTTATTACAACCTCGCGTAGTGAATACGATATTTTTTTTAATATACATACCGGGGATAAAATCATCTGCCGGAGAGTTAAACGCCGCACCGCCGAGCTTTACGGGTTTATTTGTTACGCCGCTAAATTGGTGCGCGAGTTGTTCGCAATAGGACTTGTCCCATGTGAAGGTGCAGGAGATGTGTATTTCTTTGTGTTCCGGCCAATATTTTGTATCGGGGGCTTGTCCGACTTTTGGAGGAATGACAAAAATATAATTATCATCCGGAGTGTAACTTGTACGTTGCGGGAATACACGGATTATGCCGTTCATAGATGTATCACTCCCATCCGACACCTATATATGTTAATGCTTCGCCAACGCCCATCTTATACATCCAGAATTCCCACTCCTTTGTGTTATCTTCTCGCAGATAATCAAAATGGTGAGGCCTTTTGTCTAAATGAAGTCCGAAGCAGCAGGCCGAACAACCTGTGCGCTGGGCTTTTGTTGTGTATAGTTCGCCGTTTGTTCTGCGTTCGATTGTGCCGTAGATTTCAGGTATTGGCACATTTAGATTGAGGGCGAGGGTTAATAAATCTTGCCTGTTAAATATGGCGAAAGGGCAACTACGCTTTGTAGTTTTACTTATATAGTTGCAACCGTTTATAGGGAGTGCCAAAGCCCTGCGACCGCCTTCCGAGGCCATAAGGCCTAGATACGGGAATGAGTTGTTTTTTTTAGCCCAACTATCGCATGGTTTTTCTTTCAAATAATAACAACACTTTGGGCTTACTTTGAAAGGGGCTTCTTGTTCGACAAATAGTTTTTGCCATTTGTCCGGTAATTTCATCCGACTGCTTTTCCTGTATCCGCCCTGCCTTCCTGTTTCTCCTGTTAGTATGGCATGACGTACGGTTGCATTTTTTTCCGTAGGGTTTTGTAGCTGTTCGATTTTTCCAGCAATGTCTTTGGATATGATAGGAATGCCATGCTCCCTGAAAACATCAACTTTTGACTTGCTCGGCATTACGTCGATAATTCCTAATTGCTTATGCACAACATTTATTGACTTGTCCTCAATGGACGATACCGAAATGCCTTTTATGTCGTGGTTTACATGTTTTCGCAAAAACATCAGTAAGGTTATACTGTCTAGGCCTCCCACGCTTACATGAACATTCGCACCATATTGCTGGGTGATTGTGTCATAAAACACCATGGCCTGTTTCCAAGCGTGCGAAATTTTTCTATCGTAAGGAAGCTTTTGCCACTCTCGAAAGTTAGCTCGCTTTACTCTGTCTTCGGCTAGTTTTTCCTCTTTGGCTCTGCGGATTGCATTCTTTTCTGCTTCCGTAATTATTCTGTCCATGGTCTAACTTTCACACGAATATAGCTCGTGAGTGCCGTTTATTAGGGCTGTTTCCTCGTCGGATATCTCATAGCCTAGGTCGGTGAGGTAGTAGTAAAGATTTTTTAAGTTGGCGTTTTGCGCGTATACGCCTTGTGAGTTAACGCATGTTGCCGGGATTGTTTCCATGTGGAGATATGTGGAGATAAACAACATTTTTTGGTTTGAGGCAGCGTTGTCGATGAGTATTCTTTTTGCGGCGTCTTCGTATGTTTCGCCGTCGCCGTCTTTATCCCATGATTCGCGGAATTTGCCCGGCGGCATATCGAATACAGCGCGAAGTACATCCTTGTCCACGTTTAAGTAGGACATAAAAAGAAGCTGTATTGCCATTTCTTCTATCTTGTCAATGTGTTTACTTTTGGGGTTGAAACTTTTTACAAATCCTAACCGGAGTTCTTGCGCTTGTTTAAACAATGCTTTTAAGTTTTTTATGCGCACTTCTTTTTCTTTTTGCTCCGGTGTTTTTGTTGGTTTTTCTTGCGGCTTGGCTTCTTTGTAAAGGGTTATGCTGTTCCCTGATACTGTGTAGAAATATTTTTCCGTTTCTGTGTCTCTTGGGGGCGTGTAATTATTTTTATCCAGCGAAATATATGCGCAATACTGGTGTTTTTTATGGTCTTGGATTTTGACTTTTGTTGCGAATTTATTGAGTGTATCCGTTATTGTGGCTAAGTTCTTTTCGTGGGTTTCTGCTTTGATGGCGGATTCTAAAGCCCATGGAAAATTATTTGTGCCTACTTTTTCCAAGACTTCGTTACGCTTTTTTTCGTCTTTGATTTTGTTTAATGCGTTGTAGTCGGCTATTGTACCGCCACGCTCTACGGCTTTTTCGAATTTATCTTTGTCTAACTTTGCCCACTGTACGCGCCTGCGGATGGTTGACGAGGAAATGCCTGTGCGCTTTGCGATAGTATCTACCGTATCGCCCAGGTCTAACATCATTTGCAGGCCTTGGGCTTGCTCGTAGGGGGTTAGGTCTTTGCGCTGGATGTTTTCCAACAACATAGTCGCGATTTGTGTTTTTTCGTCCATAATTGATATTACGCAGGGGATTTCTGTTAGGCCTGCGAGTTCTGCGGCGGCGCGGCGACGGTGGCCTATTATGGCAATGTAGTCGCCTGTGTATTTCTTTTTGCCTGTGATTTTTTTGTTGTAGTCTTCCGGGTCTTTTGGGATGATGGTTATGTTTTGTAAAATACCGCGTTCTTTTATGCTTTCGGTAAGTTCGGTTAGGTCGCCCAAGTTTTTACGTGGATTGTTTTTGTGTGGGTGGATTCTGTTCAGTTCTATTATTTGTAACATTATGTTCCCCTCCTATATTTTTGTTAGATTTCACTATCATTGTGCCGACAGTCACCGGGCATACATGTCCCACAATACGACGGCGGGCAACCATCGCCCATCTCATCGTAATCGTCCATGTCTCGGAAGACTTGCAGCGCGTCCGGCAGTGTAGCACTGTGCTGCCCTATGTTTTGTAACATGGTATCCCCCTTGTGTTTTGTTAGATTTTTCTTTGAAAAAGGTCGGCTACTTCGGTTACTGTTGTTTTTGGATAACGAGAATCCCGCTTCGGTGGCTTTGTTCTTTTAAGCTTTTTATAGGCTTTTAGCATTCTGCTAATGCAATATGCTGCGGATATTAAAAGGCTGATTATTAATAGCACCATAAGAGTGTCGAATAGCCATAACGGGATAATCATATTGCACCTGCCATCTTTAGCGCGGGTGCTAGGCGGTTGAAATCCTCGCGCTCTTTTAGGAAATCTTGTATCGTTGCGCCTACTAATCTGTCGTTTATCATTTTTTCGCAGGGGTTGCGGTCGTAGGCGTATAGTGCCTCGGCTCGCGCCCTATCCCATGATAGCTTGCGCCACGCGCCTATTATGGGTTTGAATTTTACGTGTTTTTTTCGTGTTGCATTCATTTGAGTTTGCTCCCTTCATCTAACACAGGAGGGCTGTGTCCCTTGCCCGGTGCCTCCATTCCGCAGCCACTCGCATAGTAGATGACTTGCTTTTCGAATGACAATGCGGCTTTTTTACACATTGCCGCTACTTGTATCCATTCGGCAATAATGCTTTCGGCTTGGTACATCATGCTCTCTGCAAATGATTTCGCACTCATTGTGTTATTATTTTTTACATCATCCCAAAATTGCTGTAACGTGTGTTCAAATACCAACATTTTATTTGCGGCCTCTTCGTGTTTTTCAAGGATTACGGCGTAGGATTCGTGTGGGCTGTTATTTGTTGCGCCGAATTTTTCGGCGGCTCGGGTGTACTCTTTTTCTACTGCTGTTTTTACGCATTCGATGGCTTTCATGGCTTTAACTCCTCATCTATTTTTGTATTTATAGTGGCTCATTGCCTTACCCTCCTTTTAATCCTGTATGGGCGACATCCTCTTTTTCTTTGCTTTTTTTGTCTCTTGCTGGTATTGCTTGAATTTACTTGCAAATATTTTTGACACGTCGGCACTTGATAGTGTTATCTCTTCGGCTACGCTTAGCCCGCTTGTTTCGCTGCGTCCCCCGGCGTCTTGCTCGCGTATAAAGAGCGGGACAGCGGGGAGAAAATCGCCGCGGGGGTTTCGTAGTGCGAATTGGCCTACTTGTACATAGTTTTCTTTTAGCATGTCCCACCTCTTTTGGTTTTTGGCCGGTTATTATGTTTGTTGCCCATTCGTAGACTTTGTGGGCAAAAAAATTTGTGCCATGTATTCTATTGGTACGCTTAGCTTCTCTGATAAAATATCTACCTCGCTGATAGAAGGTGTTTTTTTGCCGTTGGTTATTTTATTGAGTTGTTGCCTTGTCCAACCTAATTCTCTGGCAAACGCGGCTTCTGTATCATAATACTTATAAATTAAACCCCTAAGTTCACGAACTTTATTTTGCATTTTTCTTTTCTCCTTTCGGGTTGCCCGAATGACTACATGCGCATTTTACGGGGCATTTATTTTTTTGTCAAGCGTTTGTATACAAATATTTTAATTTTATTTTTTTGTCTTGATTTTGGTTACAGCTTATGCTTTAATATTGACACTTAAATGCAAAGGGTGTATTTTTATGAAAAAACAATTTGGTGACTATCTTCGCACATTGCGAATTGAACGTGATATGACACAACAAGAGCTTGCAGATATTTTAGGGACATCCAAGCAAGTAGTCAGTAAATACGAAAACAATCTACGGACGCCAAAAGTTACAGCAGCAGTTGAGTATGCTAAAGCTTTAAAAGTCCCCTTGTCTTATTTGTTGCGAGGCATACACCCAACCGACAACCCCGAAGAAAATACCGTGCAAATAAAAAAAATCCCCTTGGTCGGCCAAACAGCTGCGGGATGGCCTATATCTGCGGAGGAACATATAGAAGATTGGGTTATTGCAGATGAGGGCGATAATGTGGATTATGCTTTGCGCGTTAAAGGTGACAGTATGACAGGCGTAGGAATTTACGACGGAGATTTGATTTTCGTAAGGAAACAACCGACCGTTAATAATGGGGAGATTGCCGTTGTAATAATTGATGATGGACATCCGGATACTTCGGAAGCCACTTGTAAGCGTTTTTATCAGTACGGAAAAACGGTACTTCTCCGGCCTGAAAGTCATAACCCATCTCACAAAGAACAGGAAATAATACTTGGCAAGGGGATAAACGTAAGGGTACATGGTAAAGTAATATTTTTAAAGGGGCGTATAGAGGGACGTTAA